AAGAAGAACAAACAGAAGATGTCGTTACAGAAGATATGGAAGAGAACGAAGAAAAGAGATTTGAAGATAAGGTAGTAAGAAAAGTAGGTAATCAGTTTTGTGTAATTGCTGAAGTGTCTGGTAGGAATATGGGTTGTTACCCAACAAGAGAACTAGCAAATGCCAGATTAGAACAAATATCAAGATTTAGTGAGAATCCAAAAGAGCGTGTAGGTAGAGATAAGTACACAACAATAGAAGAAGCTCAAGCTAGAGCAGAAGAGATTGGTTGTAGTGGTACTCATCAACATACCGAAGATGGACAAACAATCTATATGCCATGCTCAACTCATAATGAATATAGGCAGAGAACTGGACAGACTGAAGCAGATGGCTCGTATTGAGGATTTATCTGTCGATGATTCTGTAAGTTGGTCGATACCCAAACCACCACAAGAACCAAGCATCGCACATGGGATTATCAAAAGTCTCAACAGAGAAGATGAGACAGCAACCATAAGAGTATGGGCAATATTAGAGAATGGAGGTCATAGTGAAACTGATAGAGATGTTGAAATTGAAGTTAGCAGACTTAGAAAAATTGCTGATTTTAGGACTGAAGAAAACAAGCAAGTTTCTGCTCGAGTTGAGCGAGTACTTAGAGACAAGGTAGAAGAACATAACGCAGACAATCCACGCTATCGTGCAACCTTTCGAATGCTGGAAGCATGTTTTAGAAGAGGAATTGGAGCATACAGAACAAATCCAGCATCAGTAAGGGGTAATGTTCGCTCAGCAGACCAGTGGGCATACTCCAGAGTGAATGGACTATTATATGCATTACGCAATGGTAGATTCAGAAGAACACCTTATGATAGGGATTTGCTTCCAAGCAACCACCCATTGAGTTCCAAATCCTACGAAGGTAAACAAGTTGGTACTGTTCCAGAGTTCATTCGAAGGAATGCACAGCGTGGTTTAGAAAATCTTGAGTTTGCTGGTGGTGGTCTAACAGATAAAACTATTAGAGAAGCTAGATTAATGAGAGATGGTCAAGTATCTGAGAGTAAAGCAATCAGAGCAAATGCATGGTTCTTGAGACACCTCAGTGATTTAGACTCAGCAGAAGCTAATGAGTATCTTCGTGGAGAAGGAGAAATTTCAGCAGGGCAAGTGGCATGGCTTCTCTGGGGTGGCTCAATAAATAGAGCAGATAGAATGAATGCTCAAAAGTGGTTTGAGAGACAAGTAAATCGTATCAGAGATGAAAAAGCATTTGAATCAGCACAAGAGTTAGTAAAGAGAAGAGAACTACTGAGAAACTCTGAGTGGGAAGTCAGATTAAATAGATTTAGAACAAAGCAAACAAGAGATGAAGTGCAATCAAGTTATGAGAAGCTGATTGGAGATTGGGATTTTGCATTAGCTAGACAATACTTTGGACTTCTTGATAGTCAAAGAAAAACTATAAATAAATATCTTGCAGAGAATCCACCAACAATAGTTGGAATACAAGCATTAGTAAATAATCAGATAGATTTAACAACTACACAGTGGAAGGAAGATTTAGAAGCTGTATATGAATCTATGTGTCTTGACTTTGCATTCTTCCAAACTGATTATCTCTTGCCAGATGAAAAAGACAACACTGTTTATACACCAGCTGAACAAGAACGCATTGCAAGAGCAAGGAGAAGAAAACCTAGAAAAGAAATAGTAGAAGATGGTTTCTATCCAAGAAGAAGGGGTGGAGCAAGATTACCAGTAAATAGAACAGCATTTGATAGAGAAGCAAAAGCATTTGTACAAAACAGACTTGATACATTCTTACCAGATATGAGTAGGACTGCCAAAGATAATCTAAACAGAGCATTGCGTAAAAGTTTTGATGAAGTAGCTGATTTAGGTCTTACTGGTAAAAAAGCAGAAGATTACATTAGAAGAAATATATCTAATGTAATTGGTAAAAAGAACTTAGGTAGAGCTATGGGTATTGCAAGAACAGAAGGTTCTGCATTATCAAACTTTGCAATGAGTCAATCTGCAACACAAACTGGATTGATACTTACAAAAGAGTGGCTTACAGTACGAGATGGTAATGTAAGAGACTCACACATTATTGCTGATGGAACTGAGATAAATCAAGAAGAACAGTTTATCATAGGTGGTAGCCGAATGGATTATCCTTCTGACTCAAAGTATGGTGCTTTAG